CCCCCCGCCACTGAAGGCGTAATGAGTCCTCCATGATAACTTATCATGAAAAGTCAACAATCACTTTACTATACAACCCTTTCGAGGTTTTAATAGAAACCATTTACCATTATTTCAGATAACTTGGTTGCTAAGATATAGTGAGACAATTAGTAGAAATTAGTTCCATCTGCTCCAGTCATTGGTATAAGATCGCGATGGGTTTGCATAATTGCATAATCCAATTTACGATAAAATTTTCCAAAGTCTTTGGCAGCTGACCGGTCATTCTGAGTTCCCCAATTAAGGAGAGCCGGAACGATCTGAGGGCTTCTATCTGCAATCATCTTAATATCATCCCAGCTACCTTCTCTATTTTGGAATAGGAAAGTAGTTTCTTCTAATATTTCAGCTTCAGTTTTAACAACTGAGATGAAATACAAGTATAAACCCGGGTTAAAAGGTAAAGATAACAGCTCAAGTAATCTAAGAGCTCTGCTTTTAACACCCGTAATACGGGAGATGTTTTTTAAAAATTCATCTTCCAATTTACGGTTTGTTCGCACTTTATCACGTAATTCCGTTATAAGGGTTTGTAACAAACCATTATAAAAGGAATAACGTATAAGTAATGGATCGCTCATCTCACCATAGGAACACCAACTCAACACTCTTGTGTCTAGTTGGCCTTTGGGATGAAAGCATCCAGTTAAGCCGAACATAGTGTTTAATGCTAAAGCCATATGCTGAGAATAAGTTCCCGGCATATTAGGCAATAGATTTAACAAATGGCCAGAAGTATCGAAATAACCTTTTTGGTGTGCTTCATACAAAAGACTACCTAATGCACCGTGATTTCTACTACAGTTCAGGATATTTCCTGGACCAAGTGGTGAAATCTCACCATAAGGAGTAAGCCAACGTTTAGCAAATTCAACCACATCATAAGATATAATTGATTTACTAGGATTGATACCTACACCAAGTGTGTGCATCAGTTCCTGGTAGTGAGCGGCGACTCTATCATTATTAATAACGATATCATCACCGAGTACGCAGTACTGTCTGAAAGTGTTAACACTGAAGCCAGCTTTTATTGCGGCAATTTGTACTATAACATGATGTGTTACAGCCAACATTCCCCAACTCGAGTAGGCACCCATAGGTTGACCAACAGAGTATTTAACAAAGGCCTCTTTCCAGAGGATATTTTGTTTAATACCTACCAGTTGATTAATTTTAAACTTATCACTAAGTTTAAAAAGATCACCTGATATGGACCATTGGAAATTCAATAACTCGGACCACAAGTCTCCTCTAACGCCTAAGGCATTTAGTATATCCACTTGTAGGGTTATAGGTAAACGATCAGTTGCTGATGATAAATCAAAACACGAAAATTTGTATCGAGGGTCTCTTTCTTTATATAAACGAAGAAGGGGACCACCTTGATCAAAAGTACCATCGATTTCCCTCCATTTACGGAGTGAATCAAAAATACTATCATGTAGTGGTTTTAAAGCAAGTTGGATCCACCAATTCGTTATTGCAACGATTCTGGCTTTTCCAGCTTGATCATAAACAGTTGATAATTTACCCATTCTTAACGGGGCTATCAATCCAAAAGTTCGTAAGGAAATATAAAGCGGCCCATATACTAATAATATAGTAATGAACACTGCTAAATACCAGTAGCTTTTAGTAACTAGTGCAATTTTAACAAATGTTAAAAATTGACGAGGGTACTCAATAAATGCTAATGCATCTAAAGTGGACCCCCAAGTTGCAAATCGACTATTTGGACCTGCGGATTCGGATATGAAACCTCTAAAGATTGAAAATTTAACCTTCAAATTCAGTTTATTTAAGGCTTTACGTATGATTAAGTAATCATAAGTACGAGCTATTCCATTAAAAGGAGATATAATACTCTCTAGTGATGGTTTAACAGGTACCTTAAATACGCGGAAAACGGAAAGTACACAAAGTGTAACTCTCACTATATTCACATTCCCAGCTGGTTCACGAAGAGCCAGCCGTAAGGATAGTGGAATAATAGTAGGAAGGCCGGAGAAGTCTCGTTTAACCCGAGGGATAGAATTATCCCAAGAAGTTTCCGGTTGACCTCCTAGTGCACGTATTGTTAGTCTTAAGCATTCTTTTAAATAAAGAAATGTAAAAGACCAGCCATTGGTTCCAACCAATGCTACGATACGACTATTTAGCAGTTTAAGGAATTTAAGACTACCTTTTGTACCCGTGATTATTGATGGAAGCTTAAAGAACGAATGTAACTCACCAAGAGTTATCCATTCTTTTTTAACAACCTTCGATTGCCGCAATAGGTTAAGTATATTAAAAATTTTAGTAGCTTAATTTATTAAGGTAATCCAATAACATGTTCTTTCAATTGGTCGTTAACTGAGCTGCTAACACAGTTATTACGTACAAAGTTGCGACACTCTGTAATGATACACTTAATATTATTGAGCAGTCATCACTGCCATAGCACAAACAATTATACTGATTGGTATAATCTGACTTGACCAAGGAATTACCCTTAGGAGGTTAGTGTGGGTCTTATGTGCAGAGGCATCCAAAACCGTTCTTTCGAGGGATCTGTAGCCCGTTATGCCTTACGG